CAATGATGCGCAGGCAATCAGAGGGCCAGTCAAAAGCGTTGGTGTACTCAAACACGGGTGCCGTAGTGTTTGCGGCCAGCGCTATGCGCTTCATCGCAAAGTTCCACGGATGCCCGCGCAACACCTGATCGCGCGACTGCTCAAACATGCGATTGCAGGAGCGCGCTTCCTTTGTGTCGTCAGATAAAGACGTAATAGGCTGCGCGCCCAAAAGCGTCAGTGCGCGATTGGATATCGAAACGAAAGTCGATGCCATGAATAAATCCTGAAAAGAAAAGGGCGGCCGAAGCCGCCCTTCCCAATTAGCTTACAACGTAGTGAATGATGAAACTCATATCACCAGCCGTACCACCCGCTGCCTGCATAGTCGCAGCGATGTAGTAGTAGCCGCCGGGGTCAACACTAGCCCCGGCAAGTTCATACATCTTCTGACCGGCAGTGTTGATGTTGGCGGCTTCGTGCCGAACATCAGCCAATGCCGCTGCATCAGCCACTGCTGAAGCAAAGAGGTCTTCATCAACCACCGTTCCCGAAGATTGATAAATACCAACGTTGAAGGTGCAAGAACCGCCAAGCGTGTCTGAACCGACGAAGATATGCGGGACAACAGCATTCGAGGCGATTGGTGCCAGCATGACAATATCATTGTCACCGCTGTCGCCTGCCGCCAATGCAATCGTACCAGAAGCAACGCGCATGACACCATGCAGGTTGCTAACATCGTTCATTACTTGGGGGGTAGCTTCAAAGTTGCTAACCAGAGTCGAGTTTTTAGTACCCATCGATCAGCCCTCCTTTAACTCGGGTCGCATTCGATGAAACCGACAAGTTCTTCCTGAAGGCGCGTCGCACCGATGCTCATCGATGCAAAGACCTGTTGGGAATAATTTTTGTCGGCTCTCTCGGAAATGCGAACCTGGACATCCTGACCCACGGCTAGTGCTATGCCGGGTTTGGCATAGAACAGAACCTTGTCGTCAGAGTTTGAATCAACGCCAATGCGCTGCGTGCGGATAAAATTGAATCCCAAAAAGGTATCCAACTCACCCTGAACTACATTGTTTTCAATCAGGCTCGTTAGTTCCTGACCCGTCCGAAGACTGCTGCATATCGCTATGCAGATAAGACCATATCTCCATCTCATTGAGATGCTCTGCGCTTCCAGCCACTTGGCTGTACTTCCGTTAGGAATGGTCGTTGAACCTTCCTCTTTCGAGGCTTGGCTGCTGATTATCTCAGAGAGACTTCCCAGCAGTTCACAGAGAGTTTACCCGCGTGTCACCACGCAGGGGCGCTAGTGTGTTAACGCTTTGACGGTATTGAAATCGGACGATGTTACCGCCGTTTCACCCAGCAGATTTTTAAGCTGCTTGGCGTTTACGACGCAATAGCGTTCGATTTCTGGATCGATATCTGACGAATCGAGCACCTCTTTTGCGCCCCTCAATTTTGCAACATTGAGGCCAACGTCGGAAGAACTGCCACCGACCTGCACGTCAACAATATTGCCGGACGTAAAGGCAGTGCTGGTGGAACCATCGACGCCAGTGAAGGCAGTGCCATCAGCGGCCGCAATGATTTCATCGTCCATCGCACGTCCAAGAGCAAAGGCGGCCTGCTCCGTATATGGACCTGTAGGGTCCACCAACATGCGAATTTTGTCTTCCTGGTCGATGAGGTCAGCCCAATCGTAATCCACAAGCGAAACGCGGCGTCTCGCATGGGGTACGTCCAGTCTTGGGGTATCGGAATGACGGCTGGTCCGTTTGGCAGCAACAGTGGTGCCAAGCTGCTCGATAAAAGCATTCTTGCCCGTGACGGTTTCAAGACGAACCGTGTCACGAAGGCGAGAACCCTTCTGTTGTACGAGATGCTCAACGTTACCCCTGTACTGCTCAACGAAAGCCGTAGTGATTTGCACAGACATGTGCTTCTCCTATCGGTTAAGTTTAAGGGTTTTTAAGCAACGTGTTATCGGCAACACCGGCACGTCTACGGTTTACAGTCCGTCACTGCGCTGTCTTTCCAGCAGTCTTGCGGGGGCGCTAACCTTGTCCGCTATGCTGCCTGATCAGGATGCGTCAACTGATAAAGCTGGGTCATCCGATCATTCAGAATTTTGTTTTCAGGATTGCTTTTGTCCATCAACGCCGGGTTCGCGCGTATCCGCGAAATCTCTGCCCGTGCGTCTTCCGGCGTCATGCCGAAAGCGCCACTGGTTTCACCGTCTTTGAACTGCTGTCCCGATGATAACTCTGCGCCAATTTTGGCAAACGCGCGTATCATTTCCGGGTGGTTGCCCAAGCCGCTTTCATCCAGCAGCCCAGACAAATCTTCAGAACCAAACGCGCGTACAGCACGACGAGCCAGTCCAACCTTTTCGTCAAACGCGGTGCCGTACTCTTTCTTTAACTCATCGTTCCAACCTTCGAACGTGCGTTGCTGGTCAAGAACGCTATCGTTCTGCTGACCCATCATGCGTTCGACAAAGCTGTCGTGCATTTGCTGCGCCATCGCAGCAGGTATCTTTGCTGAATGCGCTTCTTGGCGAAACCAGTCAGACAGGTCTTGGCTGTATTCTTCGTAGCCCTGCGGCACGTTCAATTCGTAGCCGTCTGCCGTCTCAGGCGTGCCAAGCTGCGACCAGCCATCCCATTCGGCCAGATCGCTGCCTTCTGTCGGCAGTGCAAGTTTATCGGTGCCGATCTGGCTTTCAAGGTTGCGATAGCTTTTGACCACATCGTCTGTGGTCTTCCAGCCTTTGTTGTCTACAAAATCACGATGATCGTTAGACACCCATTCCGGTGTCGTCAGTTCTGTCGTGGCTTCCGCCTGTACTGTGTTTTCCCCTGACTCCGCAGGGTTGCCCGCGTCAACGGACCCTTGTTCCTCAGTCATCAATAACTCCGATTCCAATTTTCATCACTTGCTCGTCATCCAGACCAAGGAACGAAATGATGCGACGAACCATGTCGCGTGTCCCCTCCAGATGCTGAACTTCTTCAGGCGCGCGGACACCTGTGACTTGGAACAAGCCACTTGCTTTCATCATGTCGCGCAGCACAATCTGACCCTCTGGCACGACCGTAAAAACGTGCCGGTAGGCTTCAACTAATTCCCTTTGCGATGTCACTGCTGGGCAGCCTGACTAATCTGGCTGATCTTCAATGCAGCATCCGCCGCCTGTGGCGCAGCCTGCAATGCTGACTGCAATTGCTGCTGCTGGGCGCGGGCCTCACGCACGGCTTCGATGTCTTCCGACGCTTTCAATATGCGCTGCGGTACACCGTTCACATCCGCAAGCACGCGGGTTATCTCGTCAAAATCAAAGTTATCCATAACAGATGGATCAACGGCAGCTATTGGCTGCACCATTTCCAGCGTCCGCAGAATGCCGACACCTTCTTCTGACTTCATTGCACGCGATAGCGGGCTAACATACTCAACCTGGTATTCCTGTTCCGCCAAGATTTCCGGCACAGGTGGCAGAAGGCCCTGTCGGGCAAGCACGCCAAGTTCACGTTCGATCAACGGCCCTAGCGTTTCTGACTGCTGGCGGCCGATGGTAGGTGCAAGCAGTGCGCCTTTCTCTTGCGCGCGTTGCAGCACTTCGGTTGCGGTCATTGCGGGGCTGTCTACAAGTATCTGGAACAGCGTGACGAGAAACGCATCGTTAATGGTGCGCCTGCGACGCTCCATCATATCTTCGCCAATGTCAGGGCGTCCGCCAGTGCTTAACGGCTGTATCGGTGCCTGTGATCGACCATCCAGTCGAGCGAACGTTGCACCGCCCGCCTTGGTATTGACGGGCAGGATCACGCCGTCATCTGCTATCAGCAGGGGCGGATCAACAATCTTTTCACCAGCGCGGATAACGACGCGGGACATCGCTTGCAACATCTTGATATCAGGCAAAACCATCATTGCAGGGGACCGGCCGTACACCTCACGCGGGCCGGTGACGTAGCGGCTGACGATGTAAGGCAAGTCTTCAAACCCGCCTTCCTCAATCAGCTTGCGCGTCTTCATCTCATAGTAGCCGCTGCCGTACTGCATGTTGATGCGGTCGCGCATGGACACGTTGCGATCAGATCGCGGCGCTACAACATGAAGTATCTCAACGCGTTCTTCAGGATTGTCGTTGGCCTTCTCACGCATATCCTTGCTGATGTTCTCGTCGCCAAACATCAACGCAACCTGCCGCGCTGTGCAGTCCATCTTGCGAAAAACAGTATCTACGATGCCGTGTTCGTTCTCTGCGATGTACAGATCAGCAAGATGCACAGCGCGATAGCGGAAACCTTCGTCAAACTTTTCATCAACGAACATTGCGCCCGTGCCAAACGCGCCTAGCGACAGATAACCTTCATGCATCTGGCTTGCAAAATTTGCGCGCGGTGCATAGCGATAGTGAAACAGAATGCGCTCTACGTTATCAAACCACGCGGCAACCTCAGGGTCTTGGTTAAGGCCGGGGTCAGAGGCACGCAGAGTATGCCATTTGGCACCGCGAGGGGTCAGCAGGCTTTCTACAGCAGCGGCAAAACGTTCCAAAGCAAGCGCACTGGTCGCGTCGTAGAGCTTCTCTGTCCGCTTGTCGCCGTTTGTGCGACTGCCGGTGAACTCCGACGACCGGGGCAGGACGCGCTCAGAGATTTCTTCCCAGTGCGATTCCCATGTGCCGCGCATATTCTTCATGCGCGAAAAGCGTTTGAAGATCGCGTCTGTATCTTTGAAGTCCATCAGACCCCCAACATTGTCGTGCTGCGTATAGCCTGCACGTCCGTGTTACGCGGAACGCCTTGCATCACCGTGCGGCCCTGATAGGTGCCGCCGCCTGACGTAGACATCGCAGAACGTTGCGCCTGATCCAGACGTGCGCCCATTGAACCTTGCGGCAGCTTCTTGCCGCCGCTCTGCGTTCCACCCATCTGGCTATACAGGTCTGGCGTACACATTATTTCTTGCGCGCAGTCTTTACTGGTTTCTGCTTTTTGGGCGGACGCCCTACCTTGCTGCCGTAAGTTCCTTTACCTTTAGGCATAACTATTTCCTTTTCTTTGCAGTCTTCGCAGACTGTTTGAACGCCTTTGCAGTCGGCGCACCCTTGGCACCAGATTTGCGCATCTTCTCGCCGGAACCTGCTGCAATTCTGCGTTTCTTGGCTGCGATGTTGGCGTAGAGGCCGGGACGTTTAGCCATTCAGATCACCGCCCAAGCAGGGAAGCCTGACCAAGATTGGCTTCTTCAGTGACGCCCTGCCCACCTGTCAGCATTGTTGAAGACCGGCCTTGCGCCGCAATGCGGCGGCGTCGTGCCGACCGCTGCGCTTCAACCATTTCCGGG